AGGCTATTTTATTATTCAATTTTTATATTTTTATGCAGGCACTTCTTCAACCTTGTAAGGTATACTTGCGCTATCTTTAGGGTCCCAGTGTGCTGCAAATTCTACAGTTATTACTGACTCGTCTTTGTCAACCATTTTCCAGTCAAAGTTATTGTCTGACATTGCATTGTAGATATAGCAAATCTTAGCTTTGCCTTCAAGGTCAATTCCAACTAAAGCTACGTTTGTAAGATAATCATCATCTGATATATCCCCTGGTACGATAGTGGCTGCATCCGACTGAGTATCGTATTTATAAGATACGACCAGAACTTCATTCAATTCCAGATAATCTGCTGCGATTGCCAGAGTAGTCCCTGTTACGGTATATTCAACTTCATATGTCCAGCTAACTTTTTCACCGTCTACCCAAAATTCAAACGAGCCTGCTGATGTCGGATTAATCGGAGTTTGAGAAAGTGTAAAGCTCTCCCCCACTGTTTCAAGCCCAACGCCAACCCATTCAGTTAATCTTGCATACTTAGCAGCATCGCCGTATGTTGCGCCTGCCAGCATAAGAGCAAGATTATCCATAGACATATCCATTAGAGCTACTACAAGTTTTGCATTTTCCTCTGTAATCCTTCTCAAGCCTTTTGTCTTACCCCTGCGGCCATCAAACTCAATATCCCTTATTGTGCGCTCAACTAAAAACTGGTTTCCCCCACGCACCGGAGCCAGTATCCTCTCTCCTTCTTCACCATAATTGACATAGACAACGCCTGTATCAATTACAATGTTTTGTATTTGTTCTGTTGTTAATTCCTGCGGCATTTTATCCTCCTTGTTAATTCATTAAATAAATCTAACCTTTACTAAATAGCGTAACTGCCTTCGCCTGATTTTTATATCAGGGTCGGGTATCGGTGTTCTTAAAATCCTATAAAAAACAGCCTGTAAGTCATTACTAAAATATCTTAATTCATCAAGGCCTGTAGGACTGGAACGGCTGGAGTTACCGTCTACTTTTGAAACTAAGGTCTCCAAAGCGCTTAAATTGTTTGTGTTATCCCAGAAGTCTATTTCCAGAAAGCCTAAATTCTGCTCTTGTGTTCTGTCGGGTATAGCCAATGAAAATACAATATAAGTATAAACCGGAGTTATATTTTCAGGCACTTTCTCCTGATATACCTGTTTACCTGACAATGAAACTAATTTCCCGTAAATATATGTGAGTAGATTATTCATAACTTATATGTTTCCTTACTATCTCTTCAATTTTACCTAAGTTTTCTTCTGCTGCCGGTGTTAAGTGTGGCTGTGCTCTTGATTTAGATGTGCCTTTTTCTACATAAACTGAATATTCAACATTAGAACCTATAACCACCTTATCATCTCTTGCTTCAACCTGATGGGTATAGCTTCCCCTTAAATTGCCGGAATCACCAACTGGACATCTTGATTTTGCTTCCCCCTCGATAAATATTCCCACAGCTTCAAGAGCCTTTTCCTTACATGCGGCTATCTTCTTTTTAACCTCATCAAAATATGATTTATAGATAAAGTCCATTATGCCACTCCGATATATTCCAGTATTACCTCTAAGTGATGGCCTCTTGAAATAGGATTATCAATATTAAGTATACGCCATTTAGACACGCCGTCAGCAATTAAATGTTTTGTCTTTAGAGCTGTGCCAATAGGACATAACAAAATATGAGTAGCCTTTTCTGCAAATTGTGCAGCCACCATATTTTTGCTTCCTGAAATTAAGTCAGCAACTCCATAAAAGGTAAATTCTATTGTTACGCCTTCGGTTTGCCCGCCCATGCCATCAGGTACGCTTGTTATTGTCGATGCGCTAAATTGAGTATTAAAATAATCCTCTATTGCCATTACCATTTCACCTTTCGCCATTTAGAAAGTCCGGTCATTATTGTAGCAGGATATCCGGCTATAAATTCAGCAGCGCCACCGTAACTTACAGAATACCTGGATACAGTTTCAGACAGGACAACTCCATGATCCTTTTTAGCTCTGTACCCTATCATATCAGCAAGATAACCTTTAAGAGCTTCCGGGTAGTCATCATCGAAATCATTATGCAGATGTTCCAACAAATCACTTTCGACTATAGGAATCAATAAGGTAATAAGAGCATCCTTTGAACTATCGGTTATTTGTAGTAGAGTTTTAACCTCTGCTATTGTAATTATTACACCCGGTTCTACTGGCATTTCTTATCCCTTCTTTGACTTCTTTTTAATTTTTCTTTTAGGCTTATAGGTTTTAAGTTCATCATTATTTTCTTTTGTAACTTCCGGCAATGGTTCAAGTTCCAATTCGGTTTCTACTATTTCAGGTTCCCCGGATATCTCTGTATTATCTAAATCTTCATAAGTTATTTCCGGTTCCCTGAATATTATAGCCTCGCTTGGCCGAGTAAGCTCTTTAACTGCTTTATCTATATTAGTACCGGCAGTAACCTTAATTATTTTAGGCTTACTAACTTTTTGAGACTCAACCCTTTTTTTATGTTCTGCTGCAAGCCTTGCCCTTGCACGATTAAACCCAGTTACTGACATTATTTCTTTCCCTTCTTTCTAAGGATAGCTTTCTGCAATGACAAAGGAAGTTTAGCTTTTTGCTTTGCGGTAAGTCCGCTTGATTTTTTAACTGCTTTAACTTTTGCTTTTGACATTTTATTCTCTTTTCTTTTAGACAGGTTATTGAAGTTAGGGGGACATATAGCCCCCCTTTTAGATATGTAGTACCATTATGTAGAGCGTTTATGCAAGAGTTGCTTTCTTCCAATTATCGTCAGCAATGGTGTTATCATCAATGGCTATATAAATATAGCTGGCATCAAAGACAACATCTCCTTTTTCTCCTACAGTTCCATTTACACCGCCAGACAGTTTAACAGCAGCGCCAGCCCATGCGCCATTAGCCATATCTTCATCAATGACAATATCATTTCCGGCAATACCAGAAACTTTTGCTGTTACAATTACATCATTGCTCGTGCCATCTGTAGCATCAACAATAGCCGAATCACTATCAATTTTTGCAAGGAGAGCTGCACCTGCTTCTGCTTCGGTGCAATCAGTACCTCCTGCTAAATAAGCAGTCCCAAATGCGCCACTTACTAAGCCAGTAGCGTCAACTGCAATACTATTACCAATACTTCCGTCAAGTGCTCCTGCTATATCTGCTGTAAAATCAACTGCGGTAGCACCATCGGCTGCTGCGTCTATATCGTATGCAGTTTCAGAATCGAATGTAGTGATTATGGCATCTGCTGCGCCTGTTGCGGTAGCATCTGCGCCACCAAGTAATGTACCAGAAGCCCATGAACCATTAGCACAAGTATCTGTACTGGCTACATTCATTTGAGTACCTTTGATTCTGGCAGTTACCGTAACTGCCCAATCAGCTACAATTAATGAAGCAACAGCGTCAAATAATCCGTTCATCTCTGTTTCAATAGCAGCTGCAAGAGCGACACATGCGGATTGCTTATCGACATTACCTGCTACATTGACTTTTATATTGCCCGCAGTTATCGTATTATTTGTGTCAAACTCAAAAATCGTAGTATCAATAGTTACAGTTTCACCATCGGAGACACTATCCGTCAGAGTAAAAACACCTACTGCAACATCAGCGCCAGCTGCTCCCGATAAGTCCAGTAGGATATTTCCTTCAGTAACTTCGCCATCATAATCCGCTTCGTAGGTTTCATCACCTATATCAAATGTTTCACCTTCACCAACATCACTTGATAATGTTAGCTTTGCAGTTGCCTGTGTTTTTGTGCCGGCAGAGATATCAACAGTAATATTGCCTTCTATAACAGAGGCATCGGCATCGAGTTCATATACTTCATCCCCTATTGTTACAGTTTCGCCATCATCTGCTGTGCCAGTTATACCTAATTTTTTATTTGCAGCAACAGCATTGACAGGTGTAGCTTCGTTAAGTACGATATCCTGTAATGCAGTATCTGCAAGACCAAGAGTAGTTTGAACCGCTGCTACCAGATCAGATTTTGGTATTCCGAAAGCAGGCTTTTGGTAAGCACTATCAGCAAGACCAAGACTTGTACCAACCGCAGTAGCCATATCAGTTGAGGGTATTTTATCTACTGGTAATTGATATGCACTATCAGCTTTCCCGAGGCTTGTCTGCACCCCTGTAGTAGTATCGGAAGCCGGAATACCTTCTGCTGGTTTTGTATATTTTCCATTGGCTGTACTTTGTGCTGTATTGGCATTGCTATCAACTTCGTTAATAGCACCTACTACTGAGGCTTTTTCTTCTGTAGTAAGTGAACTCAAAGCACCCACTTTAACAGCAGTAGCCAATTTTGCATTGGTTATTGAGCCATCTGCCACAGTACCAACTACCCCAAGTTCGAGGTCATCAATAGTCTTATTAATATCCTCGTAGACTGTTTTCATCGTTCTACGCAACGGTTTTTTTCTAAATATTTCACCCATGATATTTCCTTTCTTATGTGACCTTTAGATTCTGCCACCACAGGTTAATTAAAATCCATGATGGCAGTTTATATTATTTTACTTACTTTAATTTATTCTGTTTCTTCAACAGCCTTTGAGACCAGCGCTACCAGTCTAATATTCTTAGACTCATACACTCTATCCCATTCGGTTAATACTTCAACTTCTGCATTGGTAGGACTTTCTCCATCGATGCTATCATTCTGGAAAGCTATACCTCTTGGATGCAGTACAAAGTGACGTCTGTTGATCAGAATATCATCACCCTGCAAGCTATCCCTGTCAGTTTCAGTTGGTACAGGTGCAGCCCCATCGCCGTATCCTATTGCGCCGGCCCCGAATAGATAAGTAGTATAATCTCCTGCATCTTCAGGACATCCGTCATCAAGGATGATGGTTTTATTTAAGTATGTACCAAAGCCGATATTCTGTACATTGGTAGGAGTAAAGTCAATCAGATTCTGTCTTTGCAGTTCTGCATATATAGCAGAGTGTATCATCATAGCGGTAAGCCCCAGCATTGCGTCACCCATTAAAGCAGCAGCAGTTATTACAGTGCCGCCGGTTATATGACTCTTGCCTGCTCCATCACCGGAGATATCAAGTACATGGTCTGAATTATCCTGGTCAACATTATCTGCAAATACACCTTTAAGAATTGACAGAAGTAAAGCCTGCTGCATTCTTGCCCAGTAAGCGGCTACCATGTCTCCTATAACTCTCATTGGATCAGCGCCTGCCAAAGCCTTAGCCAAGTCATTTACGCCCCATGCCTTGCCTCTCATAAATAGAGCTGCAATGTCCTGACCCGACCCGATAGCATTTACGCTTAACGGATTTGTGTCATCAAGCACTTCATCAGCGCCAGACAGGTCAGTAAAGAACGGCATATTGATTAACTTGCCGCCTGCTGTTGCCAGTTTGTTTAAATTTGCGTCAGGTTTGATTATGCCTGATGTTACTAAATTTGAGAGTTCCGCTGTTCTCTCTACTACATACGGATTAAAAATTTCCGGTACGATAATGTCTGTTACTTTTAAACTAGGCATTTTTTATTTCCTTTCAAATTATTTTATTATTTTGCTTGTGATTTTAAGACCTTTGCCAACTCTGGATTTTCATACTTCTGTATCAGAACTTCCGCAGGAATCCCTAAACCTTCAGATAATGCTCTCACCATATTAAGAGTTAGTTGACGTTTGCCTGAAAGAATTTCTGATACTCTACTTCGACTTCCAATATAAGGTGTTAGATCAATCGGTTTGAGACCAGTTTGTTCCATTCTAAATCTAATTGCATCTATTGGACTAGGAAGCTCCTCTGGCAATATTTTTGATTCATAGTCTTTAATTAGAGTGCTAAGAAGATTAAGCTTTTCGCCTTCTTCAGAATCAGGATCAGGCTCATGAATCATTAACCTCTCAACTAATTGAAGAGCTTCTTCATAATCTTTTTCGTTTTTTATGACTTTTATTTTACTCATTTTTTATCTCTAATTAATTTTCCAATTATTATATTATTTTGCTTGTGATTTTAAGACCTTTGCCAACTCTGGATTTTCCTTTAAGATTTTACCCTGCTCGGACAGATTCAGTGTTTCCTTCGACCATGGATTCTTACCTTTATAATCAGGCTTGCCCTCCTCTGGTGGCCCAGTACCTGAAACTGTAGTATCTCCAAATAGGTAATCGTCTGTTTCCTTCAATTTGTTGACCTGCTCCTCCAGTCCAGTGAAAGTCTCATCATCATTTAATTTTAATTTATCTACTGCAAGCAAGGCTTTAACCGCCTTTACATTCTTAACCTTGAAGTCTCTTAATTTCAACTCCAGGGCAAAGTCAAATTTCTGTTTTATTGTCTTGATTTCTGCGTCATCTTTGACTTTCTTATTCTCTCCTTGCAGTTCTTCTATTTTAGCAGTTAGCTCCGAATTATCCTTTACCTGTTTTTTTAATGTATCAAGCTGCCCGTCCCGTTCATCAAGTTGAACTTTCAGAGCTTTCACTTCCTCATTTACTGTGTTAAATTTTTCCTTCGGAATAAAATACTTAGGCAATTCTTTTTGTATCTGGTCTTGCCTGTCCTCAATACTTAAGTCTGCAATAGTTAATATTTCCTTAAGCCATTCCATTTGTAACCTCCTAATATACTTTTTTATGCTGGTAGTACCAGCTGTTAGTTTACGCTTCTTTATGCTCTGGCCTTTAAAAAGAGCTATTGTAAAACTATAA